CTATTTATTAAGCAAATTTTTTGGGGGTTTCGGATTGGATACCCACGCCAAGCTTGCTGGCATTACAGAGATCACAGCCAAAGCAGAAAGTGCGGTTGCTACAGCAGAGTAGATTTTAGTTTTCATTTTAGTTTTTCACCCCCTTTAAATAATACATATGCTGCAAGCATAATTCCTTGAGCGAAGTAAGCGATGGCTGCGAACGAAGATCCTACCCAGAAATTAGAAGCAATTATAAACATCCCCACTACTTTTAATATCGGATAATATCGCTCAGGAATTATAGTTTGATCCTCAATTCCTGCTGGGGCAAAAACCATCACACATAATAGACCGATTACAGTTAATACAGTTGTAGTTAATTGATCTAAAGTCACCAAGGACAACAATGTTGCCGTGCCGGCAGTGGCGACCGCACACCATGTACTTGATTCCAAATGCAAACCACCAGTAAGTTGTCGTAACACAGCAAAGGCCAACAACATTACAGCCGCATCTTTTCCGTGACCAGTAAATAATGCGCCGAGTACAGCTAGTCCTATTACGGTAAAGAAGTTTATTGAAATAATAAGCGAGTGGTTCAAATTCTCAATTGGAGCTGGGTGGTTCGGGACAACAGCCTTAATATGTTTGGCGATCCGCCAAGCGGCAGCCTCTATCAATATTCATCTCTCTCTTTCCGTATAGCATAGTAAAGAAACAACCCAACAGCCAAAGCCATATGAGCGATCACCAGCAACATATTATCTAGATAAAACATGACCGTGGAAGCCATCAATGAAAAAACAATAAATGCGGCCACTCCGATATGTTCCCATTTAAATCTGAATTTTTCGAAGTCAGCTGTAAATCCAATTTTGAATTTCAACAGGAAATACGTTACCCCTATAGCCACAACACTCGTTGCTGCTTGGAGAGCAGCCCCTTCAACAGAAGTAGCTAATGTTGAGGTATCTACGCCTCTAAAGAATGAAAATAGAATAACAGTTTGTACTACGGTGTAACTGAATGTACCTACGATAGCGATTATCGAAGACCACATTACAGGAACTTTTACCACAGTAGTGATAAGTAGTATAAAAAGGATTGTGCTTAGTGCAGGAGCCAAGGCGGACATAGAAGCCTCTTCACGCATCAAATAACTTTGAAAGTTTATGAGTAGACTCATAAATAATCCAGGCCATATGTATTTTCTGACCTTTATTCTAAAGATAGCAAGCATTAGAGCGAAAGCGGACATTGTCTCAAGTGTTGAAAAAAGTAAGAACCTCGTTGGCTCCCACATGGTGCATTTCTCCTTCACAGATCAATTAAAGTTATACTTTAATTATACTGGAAGAAGTGGCAATTACATAGCCAAAAACATACAAATTTAGAGGTTTGCAGAGATTATTTCCGCAATCGTAATTTCCTTTTCGCCATCTTCTAACAACAGGTTGACTTTACCTCTGCTTTGATTAATACCAATTACAACTCCACTATAATGTTCGTCGTCAAACGGGCTAAACACAACCAGATCCACCGTCGTTTTTTCATGGTAAGATTCAGCTAAAGTACGAACGATTTCTTCGATAGCTTGCTCATCCAAAATTGGTTTTCCTTTACGTTGTTGTTCCTTCTCTTGTTGTAACATTGCCTCTCTGTGCTCAGGCATAATCATACGTGAACTTTCATAGATCCCATTGCCTTCAAGTCGTTTACCCATAGAATATCCCTCCAATTGATAAGAACGTATGTTTGTTTGTATTATATGCGAACAAGTGTTCTTTAAGCAACTGAAATATCAGGAAATTATGGAATTAGATATAGCAACATTTTCCTAGGTCTGATAGACTAGTTTTATCATACATATATTGGAGGAATCACCTTGAAGAAAGTTGTTTTATTGTTATCCTCGCTATTGTTGGCAACCACCCTAACTGCGTGTGGAACTGAAAGTGCCGATCAAAACAGCACTGAAGTTTCTGCTGAGGAAAAAGCAGAACAACCCGCTGTTAATTGGGAATCATCCATTAAGGATTTAGCGGCTACTGATCAATCCGAAACTGAAAAAGCAGATGCTGCGGAAGTGTTAGCCAGAGCATATAAACCCTCTTCTGAGGAATTGAAGAACTTTCAGACTCATATTATCGAAGCGTTCACATCAGGCGAATACTTGAAAGACAGCACAAACGCTGAGTATATGTTAAGCAATATCTTTCAATCAGTTGTAGTAGAGCGTCAAGCAGACGAAGCTCAGGCAATGAAAAAGTATGCTCAAGATTTCTATCAGAATACAAAGTATGTCTATCGTGGAGCAGAAACCCCAGATAGCGAAAGCGTGAAGTCAAATGAGGAACAAATGACCAATGCAATAAACGGAAAATAATTGGAGGTACACTAAAATGAAATTCGGATTCCGGAAGCCCAGCATTAAGAAGCGGCTATCAGCCAGGACCAGTATTAAACGACAAATCATACACCGATCCGGACTGAAAATGCCTCGCGGTTATGGATGGCTCCGGAACCCGAAGAAAGCAGTATATAACAAGGTTTATAGAAAAACGACATTCGATATCTTCTCAGTTATAAAGAAGCTGTTCAAATAACTTAGGACCCTACCAGTTGCGTGCTGATAGGGTCTTTATTTGTTTCCCAACAAGTTGGGAATTATTTCTGAGCAATGTTGTTAAGCAAACGATTCAGGACTATCGCCATTTCCTCGCGCGTAATTGGCGCTCCCGGTCTGCTGCCATCGAAGTATCCTTTGGATGTTAAATCAGTCCATGCCGACTCAGCCCACTTGCTTGGTTGATTAATGTCTCTCTCCTGTGTCACTGGCTTGTCCTCCTTTGTTATCTTTTTCAGTCCCAGGTATGAAGCAATCCCCTGTACGTGACCATCAATGATTGCATTGATCACACTGGTTTGTTTGAGACGATTCGCATCGGCCGCAACATCAACAAACAGATTTTCCGTCAATACGGCAGGCATCTTGGATTCACGGACCATGTGCAAGTTCTGCGCCTTCTGACCTCGGTCGATTCCGCCCACCTTGCCCATGATCGCCTTGTGTAAGGCTTCCTGTAGCTTGATACTACCTTGGGATGCAGATGTATACCTGAACGTCTCGAAGCCGCCCTTGCCCCCGCCAGCATTGCAATGGATGGATACCAGGATGTCAGCACCAGCAGCATTGGCTTTGCTTGTCCGGTCCTTCAATTCCAAGAATACGTCCGCGGATCTGGAAAATAGCACCTGAACATTCTCATAGTCCGCTTCCAAACGATCCTTGATACCGAGAGATACCTTCAGTGCAATATCCTTTTCCTGAATGCCGTTCGCCACAGCTCCAGGGTCTTTACCGCCATGGCCTGCATCTATCCACACTTTATACATTAGTCGTCATTCCTCTCATTTTTCATTAAACTGCTGGGTTTTGTGTTGTTGTATCATCCTGCGGTGGATCTGGTAGATTTGGATTAACTGGCACAGAAGACTTCGATTCAAATATCTTCACAGCATTTCGCAACGCATCCGGCATAGGCAACCCCATACGGCCAGCATTCTCAATAACAGACAATAGCTCATTAGCAATATAGAAAAACACTACTGCATCCTGGATGTATCCGGTACTTCCCCATGCAGCATCAATATAATGGGAAATCGTTACTATCAAGAAGATAGCTGCCTTTCTTGCAATACCTTCAAAACCAACCCGGCTACGCAGCTCATGTTTAATCCAAGCCGCTGCCCATCCCGTTAACCAATCCACAACAACCAAAATCAAAAGTAAATGTATCAAAATATCCCATCCTCCAAAGAGGTATCCCGCGCCAGCCCCCAAAGCTGCGGACACCATTTTAATGACATTAGCTATCCCCTCGTTCATGCCGTTCCCTCTTCTCTCTGTAATATGAAAAAGCCCCCTGACCACTCCAGAGGGCATAAATAAATATGCTGCATAATATTTTTATCCGTAAGCTTCCCAAGTATAAGACCCGAACGCGTCGAGGACAGGTAATAGGAATCCAGAGTCCCTTACATACCAATCCCCGGTAGCAATGCAATAAGTGCTCTTCATTGTAACTAATGGACTTCCGTAAGGATTACGTATAAACGAAGAAAACACTCCTTCTGTGTTACCGTTTCGCTTCAAAAGTATCGATTTTGGAACTTTTCCAAATGAGTAAACAACGAACACTCTATAAGCAGTTCCAAATTGAACTTGAGTGTCAAAGTTAAAAACGGGAGTCCCTGTACCAGTTGTAGAAGTAACAGTTCCCGAAGCAATCAATTCCCAAGGTTTATCCGGATTAGGTCCGTCAATCAAGTAATTGTCTAATAAATAACTATCAAGTAAAGGCATGCGTTCACCACATTTCAACTGGATTAAATAATGCCCTCCAGTTGATCAGAGGGCATAAAAATAGCGCTCCGATTCCGGAACGCTTGTTACGCAATATTGCCGTTTTGGTCCATTCCAGTAGCTTCGAGAGCCGCTTTCACTTTGTCACGATTGCCGCCAGCAATAGGTACATCGTCAATTGTGATTACACCTTTATGAATCATAGCCACGTATACAGCCAACATATTTTCACCCCCCTTCATAAGTTTGCTTGCCAGCCGGATCAGCATCCAAGCAAACTTATTCCGCATTGCCTTCATCCGGGAGCGTTGACAGGAATAAAGCATGCAGCTCCATCAGCGCAATTTGATTGAGTGTGTTTTCTTCTGCCAGCTTTTCATTACGCGCGTCTGATTCTGCCAGCCTTTGATTCAAATTATTGATTTGGCTTTCCAATGAAACCGTTGGAGGGCTTGTTTCCGTTCCTGGTTCTACTGGATATTTCCATAATGGTTCCTTTGTATCAAGGTCAATACTGACAATTTGGCCGCCTTTGAATCGATCAAAGGTAAATGCCCCGTATTCAAGTTGGATCATGCCTACGCTTGCAGGAATTGTCTCAGCCAACGCTTTATACAATTCGAAATCTTGTTCCTTTGTCGTTTCAGTAACGTTACCAGCAAATTCTGGCGTGATTTGAATTACATTGCCTGAACTTAATGCGTAATATACCTTACTTCCGATTAACATAAATTATTGCACCACCTTTTCTAAAATCAAGCCGATATAACAATTTTTATTTCCCGAGAAAGTATAAGTTCTTCCCTTTGTCATCATGATATTAGACTTAGGAATAATTAAAGATTTACTAGGTCCTAACTTTTTATTATTAATCAAAACGAATTGACCATAAAACGCAAAAAGTAAGTCAGTTGGATTAGGGTTTATAATGTACATAGCCTTGATTATCCAATCAGATCCGTCATCTTGAATTACAAAAGGTGATCCGCCTGTTGCAAGCCCGTTAACTTTCTTATACGGAAAATTACTTGCGTCATAGTCCTTTTCTTCTACGGTGACTGAAATTCGAAACGAAGTAACCCCGTTATGTTGTATTAGTATCCTCTCTCCTGCCAACAAGAACAATTCTAAGTCTTCAATAATTAAAGAATCTCCTCCTTTCAATGCATAGGAATACACTAGGTAAGTACCACCTAAGTGCACTGAAACGGTCGAATTCTCGGTTCCCGACAAGTTACAAATAACCAATGACTTAATCAATGAATATTTTCCTGTTGGAACTTCGTAAGGATAGCTTGCACTTGTAGTCGACGCCGCTTCAATAAGTTTAATGGTCATTATTCAATCGACCCCCAAATGTTTCGTTTTGAAATTGTTTTTCTTACGTCATTGAGCGCCTTTTCCGTAACCGCTAGTTCTTCAGATTCTCCGTCAATCTTGTTTGATAGTTGGACCTTACCTTTTACTATAAGGGATGCATCCGGTATGTCCGCCTCACCAATTTCCTCACGCAATTCCTCGGCAATGGAATCGACATAACTTTTTTCTACTGCCTTCTCTTGAAACTCCTTCAGGGCAAGGTACATCCAGTTCATAAACCAGTTGAACCATTGGGCTGGTGGTTTCATACCGGGAAGAAAACCTGTCTGCTTTTGTGTTTCCGATGGCTCAACGCCAGTAGCGTGCCATTCGGGCAATTTCCTTTCAAATGCCACGGTGTGGCCCCCTTTCTATATTGGCAGATCTGTATCCGTGCCTGCTTGGTATACGGCCCCAAGACCACCACCAATTGTATCATCGTTGATATCACCGAATCCCGCCGCCGAGTCAAAGGATTCCGGAAGCCCTCCGAATTCAAACGTTCCCTGTAACTCGATGCTCTGGACACTAACCCCGGCCGCTACCGTCTTGGATATGATCTGAACGAATTGGTTCAGTTCTATTCCGGAAGAAGCCAAACGCTCAAGCGGAAGACGCATCAAGGATATTGCTGCCGGTTCCGGATCAAGTGGGTCATGGAACTTCTGAGTAATTTTGATATCCGAGTAACTGGCACCCACGGCCAAGGCGATAACTCGAATAATCGTATTAACATCACCTTTACTTAGGTTCCGGGCTATTTTGGATTTGATCATGATCCGGTACACATCGTCTGAAGCCGCGCCTCGCTTCTGGCCCACGTTTCCACCGATCAGATCCAGCGTTGTTCCCTTCGCTTGGTCAATGTCACGCCACTGCTCAATCTTTTCGAATCCCTGTTTTAAATCATTGATTGGCTCACTTACGATCCGTAGCAACTTACCAATGTTGCTGTCTGGATTTTTTACGTATACATCGGTCAATTTACGGATTAAATCAGCTGCTGAAATCATTTGTGACCACCTCGATCCAATCAGCTGCAGTTTGTGCCACCTGGAATACTTCGATAGGGATATTTGCCGCCGTGAATGTCGTTCCATCCTGAGACAGTTCCAAGGATACATCCTCGACCCCAGCAATCTTGTAAATGGTTGACACAAGGCGCATCAAGATAACGTCATCGTTCATGCTCAGCCCCGCGTACACGGTCCCGTCTGAATCTGTCCCGCCTATGAACTGCGCGAGAGCCGAAACCACCTGTGCGTTACCGTCAGCCGGGTAAGATGCCGTTTTATAGATATGGACCTTGATATGGATCGGTACCACCTCAGCACGGGAAAATGAAACTGGTTGTTCGTTCCCGCTCAGATCCTTTAAAACTACGGTTGTATCACCATAGGACTCTATTCCGGCTGATCCCACACCATGAATGGCCGTTGCAATATCAACATCTTCACCGCCAAGTACATAGGACTGATAGGACTTCGGAGGCCTTCCGGCTGAATCAACATCCTTGGAACTATTAATAATGACAGCCGCAGCACGTACACCAGCCACACGCAGGATAGCCCCTCTTATGCTATCGCCTGTAGCTGATCCACCACCAGCAACAGACAGCCCGAACAGTTCCCGAAACTCTGGGTCGGTTTGCTTGGCTCGTCCACCAGATGTGGCCACTACGTTGGTTACTGCCGTGACATCTGGGTTGGGATTGACGATAACGGAAATGAGTCCCGCAGCCACGTTGCTACCTGTGCCTGACTCTAACGCTTCAATGGCTACAATCGCTTTGCCTGTAGAGTCAAACACAGCAGGATCAAGTGTCTCAAACTGGACATCTCCCTCTGTAGCAATTAGGAAGCCTTCCGTCTGTGTGTATCCCGGCGTTCCTGTCAATGTCACGGTACCTGTAGCGTATTGGTCCAGCACCCGAGAAACGCCCACATATGGCCCCAGACGGTCCAAACTGTTACCTTCAGCCGTGTTTACGTATCCGCTGTAATACACTTTTTCAGCAAGGGCATGGACGATAGATAAGAACCAAGCAAAAAGCCGCAGGATAATACCCAGCGGCGATTTCTCAGACGTATTCACTTTTTCGCCCCATGCTTCCTTCGCTTTGTCCTCCATTTCCTCGAACAGATCAGCAAAGCGCTTGCGCTTAAATCCCGTTTCATCCAACACCGATTTCCACCCCCTCCTGCTCTACAACTTCGCCGTTGGTTCCGATAGCTAAAAACGAAACCGTCATAACCCTAGCCTTCAGGTCAATGCTGAACGTGATTTCCTCCACGCTCTCAATACGATCATCATCCAGGAGTGCACGGTTCAACTCATCCCGCATTTCCTCTTCATTCACAGTTTTTCCGGTGAATAGATCAAAATCAATCCCCAAGTCCGGATTCAGGAACCATTCTCCTGTCCTGGTTCCCAAGGATATTTCACAGCACTGGGCCAACTCTTCGGTTTCTTCCACCAACAGTAACTCGCCTAAATCATCAAACTGGATATCCCCATCGATTAGCTTGAGAGACTGCATCCAAACACCCCCACAATAACAGCATCATTACGGTCATGCGTTCGGGCTGTATCCGGAGAAGCAACCGAACCTGTCATAGCGTTCCGGATTTCATTATCAGCAAATTGCACCATAACAACATCCCCCGGATGAAGAGATGGCTTATATTCCTTTTCCACGCCATCAACCTTGTATCTATGGCCCAACGCCTGAACGTTAAGAATCATGGCCGGATCATCCGAAGTCGTCCGAATCAAAGGCTGTACATCCGCTGTACATGTACCCTCATCAAACTTGATTACTTTACACGGCGTGCCACAATGGATATCCGCCATAGCCTTGTCAATCAGCGATTGCAACAACTTCGCCATCGCCGCTGCCGGATCTACTTTACTCATATGACCGCCTCCATTTCCGTTTTATAATCACCGGTTCGTGTGAAGGTATGGGACCCGCTCCGTACATGAAGACGGCCAGAGAAGACACGGCTTTTTAAATCAATAGCCGAAGCAGTTGTAATCCGGTACTGAAGCTGAGACGAAAGATTGTATCCTTTGGAACCACTCTGTTCAAAAGCAGCAGGAGAACCGATTAGTCCAGTGTCTGAATTGAGCTTGAACAATTCATCTGCCCCACGACGAAGGCTCCGGATATACAGCTTGCCTTTGTTGATATAGCAGCTTGTACCGCAATCCTTACACACTTTAGATATGATCTCTGTAACCGCACCCTTGGCGCTGTATCCGTCCTGGTATCTGTAATCCTGATTCAGATCCATTTGAGCAATAGGCAGGCCAATGTACGTTGCCATTTGTTTGATGATCGCACTACCCAGCGTGTTCTTCGCATATGCTATTTCCTTGACCACACGTTTGGACAGATCCACACCGTCAAGGACACGAATCGTTGTAATCTTGTCCACGCCTGACCAAGCTGTACGTACATCAGATATATAGCCATGCAAGATAACCCCGATATCGCCTTTGTATCCGGCATTGACCATCAAGACTTTTCCGGCTTTGATATTATTCAACGTTGTATTCGAGAGGTTCCAGATCTTGATTTCTGCCTCATTTGGTAACGGGTCATTATCAAATGGAATCACGCCCTCGATGTTGTACTTGTCCATGCTGAATTTCATGCCCTCGGTCATGACTTCGACCACACGGCCAAAGTTATTCTTCATCCTCATCACCTTCGATCAAATATAAAAAGACGCTCTCTGAGAGCGTCCGCCAGTTCACTGTATGTTCCGTCTCGGATTGATCGTATGGAACGATCGGCACCCTCGGGAAACGTTTGTCTACCACGTCATAGAAAAGAGTCGTCCCGTAGACCAATTTTTCACCTGTGACCAGGACTTCTTCGTCCTTCTCCAGATCCACGGTAAAGTAATCGAATTGTTCATTGTAATGCACTTCAAAAGTAAACATCTCATCATCAAGCGAGATATCAAACCTGTACGGTATTAAATCCTTTTCAATATCGATGTAGTCCATAAAACCTCCTTACGCCCAAGGGCTACCAGGCTTAAACTTCACCTTTTTCACAGGCTCCTTTTCTTTCTTTGACTTAGTCTTTTTGGACTTACTCGGCTTCGACTTATCCTTATCCTTGGAACTCTTCGACTTGGATTTTTTGCTCTCCTTGGTCTGCTTCGTTCCTGAGTTAACAATCTTGACTGTCTGCGCTTTGACAGGCGTAGGTAGTTTTGCTGAATACGACGATGTGGCAATACGTACCTCAGTCATCGTAAAGGATATCGAGTATCCATTGGCAATCTGGTTTGTATGACCTGTCGCCAGACCGGAGATGATCCCCGTGAAAGCCATACGTCCGACATATTTCACAATCTGGCCTGAATCGGATGCTTTTTTGAGATACGCGAGTATCTTGGATGCATCCGATCCGGCCACCACGCCTGTAATACCCATTGTCCGTGCTTTGCGCTGAACATGGTCCATCATGTCGATATCTTTTTCCACAGGCTGCGTGGTGATATCCACATCAAAGGTCGGACTTTCCTGTTCCACCAAGATGTAATGACCGTCAATCTTTGCCATTAAGCTCCCTCCATTTCAGGAACCTGTAGCCCCATCCGTCTGAACGTTTCTTCCAATGCCAATTGCAGTTGTCGTCTAACCTCTGCGCCGATATCGGTTGCAACGTTTGCCGTGGAAGCATCCGCACGGATATCGATATTTACGCTAACATTCATACTGGAACTTGCTGCCACGCCAGCAGTTGAAGCAGTTGCAGGAGCAAGCGCTCTTGCTGGAGCCATGGCAGACTTGCCGTTCATATCAGGCATAATCTCTTCCGTGACATCAGCTGAAGCGCCGGAAACACGATCCTGAGTACCTTCAATACCTCGGGCCAAACCTTCACCCGTGAAGAAACCAACCTCCATCATGACACGTGATGGTGAGTGAATACCCAAAATGCCCTTGATCTTATCAGTGATGCCGTTACCGATTTCTTTCACCTTATCGACTACAGCGTTCGCCATGCTGCCGATCCCGTTGATCATACCTTCAATGATGTTTTTTCCGATGTCGAACAGGTTGATCCCTGACAGGAACCCGGTGATCCGATCCCATATCGACTTGATTCCATCCCAAATGGCTGTTGCTCTGGTGGTTACTGACGTGACCAACCCCGCGAACATATTCTTGATGAAATTCCCAATCGATTGGAATATTGATATCGTCCCGCTTTTGAGTGCCTGCCATTTGGAAACTAACCAATCCTTAATGGCTCCCCAGTTCTTGAATACAGCAATAGCTATAACAATTACCGCTATGATAGCAAGTACAACCCATGTGATCGGGTTCGCAAGAAACGCCGCATTCATGGCCCATTGAGCTGCTGTCATAGCCCAAGAAGCAGCAGTTGAAATAATCATAACTGCCTTTTGAGCAGTCCAAGCAATAATGGTCGCTGTAATTGATGTTACAACCGCCCAACCTTGGATTACATATCGGACCATCGAGAGGACCATCTGACCAGTCATTACAGCGGCATTGGCTACCATTTGCGCCTTTGACAACAAGAACGCTCCTGTCATTCTCGCACCTGCAACCATAGCCTGTATGCCCGTCTGGACGAATGCCGGGAGCAACAATGTTGTGATAATCCCGACCACTGCTCCAATCGTGCCCTGGTTATCCTCTAATGTTTTTTTGAAATCCTGAAATGTGGAAACGGCCTGATCCTTGAATTCGAGAATTTTAGGGATGAATTCATTGAACTTGTCATACACAAAGGAAACTGCATTCCCTGCCCAATCCAGTGCCGCACCCAATCCATCACCGATAGCATTACCAACCGCCTCGATCTGTGGTTTGTGATCCGCCATCCATTGTCCGAACTGGTTGAAATACGGAAGAAGCTTCTCACCTATAGGAATCAGGATACTGGTTTCAATCTGTCTGCCGAACATCTGGAAGGCTTCGCCCGGCTTATCAAACTTAATCTTGTTCAGCTCAGCCATGGCTTCACCTGTGGAATTGAACTGGCTTGTGGCCCTGCCCATCCCCGCAACTACATCTGCCTCCAGATCCTCGAATTGAGTACCCAGAAGCGATACACCAATTTGGTTTTTGAGAACAGGATCTTCAACGTCAGATATCATTTGAATAATCTGGCTAAATGCCGACTTTGCCTCAGGTCCACCTTTGGCGAACGTATGCATCATCGTATCTGCATTAAGTCCCAACATTTCAAACGCTTCTATGGAAGCCTTGCTACCATCCTTGGAACGTATGTTAAATTCCTTAACCGCGTCCCCAACTTTATCGAGCTGGAAAACACCTTCTGCAGAACCGGCTGCGAAGACGTCGAACATTTCTTCAGCCGAGAATCCGAGAGACTTAAATTGGTTGGCGTATTCGTTAGCACTGTCCATGAGTTCGTCCGACTTGTTCAAACCCTTTTGTGTACCTTGCGCCAACAAGTCATAAGCCTGTTCAGACGTAATGCCGAACTGTTTCATCATCGTGTCTACTGATTTAATAGACTCGTTGATTTCATATCCGAAGGCGTCCCGTAGTAATAACGCACTTTGAGTTGTGTTCTCCAACTCATCTCCAGTCTGTCCGGTTACTTGCTGAACAGTTGCAATGGCACTGCCTAAATCGGCCCAATCCTCACCAAAGTTCTGCGAATATAAATTTTTGGCAACGTCTCTTGTCGCCTCCATCTGATCAGCAGCCATACCCGTTGCGCTCTGGATGTCAGACATGGATCTTTCGAACTCGGTTGCAGCTGCTATCCCCGCAATTCCCAATCCAGCCATTGCAGCTACGCCAGCGGCACCCAATCCAACAACACCTTTGGTCAGAGTGGATATTTTCTTGTTGCCTTCGTCTAAACCGCGAGTGTTTAATTTAAAACCAACGGCAAACATGAGGTTGCCTATAATGCCTCCTGCCACCTCAAACCGCCCCCTTAAAACAGAAAAGACGCCCGTAATGGACGCCTATTTCCGTTTTTCATTCTTCTTTTGTTGTTCAATATGAATATCAAGTGCTGCATTGGCTTCGGCAATATCATCCGGGTCCATGTTGTCCAAATCGCTATATGTGATCGACATGTCAGACAACAACAGACGCCATAACGGCCAATTGTTTGTGGCGCGTTCTCGTGCTTCTGATTTACTCAGCATCTTTGGAATCTTCCTCAGATTCGTCTTTCTCATCGTTACCTGTAATGAATGCATATGCTGCGCCTACAACCTCACCAAGCTCTTTGTAACCACTCGGACCCTTGAAATCATCCATCTTTTGTTTAGGTTCAACTACGACATGAGATAACATTTCTTCGGAAAGCTTCTCATCTGAAGCACCGCCAAATTTGTTTTTAATGCGGTCTGTAATTTTGGTAACCTGACGAACACCTGGGAACTGAAATGTATAGTCGTTTCCTGCTTTAGAAGTAAATTGTTTTTGTGCAAAGTTTGCCATGAAATATCATCCTTTTCTATTTTGGTTTTTAATTAGCTGAACAACATGTCCATCAATACAAATTCATACTCCCGATCCTCTGCCTCATTGCCATAAGTCCGAGAAGCAGGCTTTTTGATGAATGCTTCTGTTACGGTGATGGTCTCTTTTGGTGGTCCTGCATTGATGATAGTCACCGGAACCAGCTGACCACTATTTGCAAGACCATCCAAATACGCTACCTGTGGGCTTGTCTGCTGCAATGTTACGGTAGCTGTACCGAGAGGATTATTCACCTTCGTCCGGACGGTATCGCCTTGAGCGCCAACCTTAACCTCGAAATTATCCTCGTCCTTCTCAACCTCAACCATATCCTCCGAAAATCCGGTAAGATAAACACCGCCAACGATAACGCTGACGGCCTTGGAATCGTATGTTGTTGCTGCCATAGTGAATTATCCCTCCTTACTTGCGGATTAGACCGCGAATGGTAGTTTCGTGAATCGCTCCAGCCAGATCGAACCAAAATGACCCGCCGTTGTAGATCCGTTTCGCCCGATCAGCTGGATCAGTTTGGGCACGGGTTTGGAACGTTGTTCCGTACATCGGTTGATCGTTCTCGTCAGCGGCAATGATGCCCTGATTGAATCCCTGCTGAAGAACGGTTCGTGTTTCGCTTTCCAACTGAGCAATACCCGTATCCGTAAAGCTGACTTTTTTCGTCTTGGCAAATAGCCTTTGAATGGCATATTCGATATTGAATCGGATGTAATCCTTGGAGTGTATGACGTCGATCCATTCACCAGACAAGGTTTTACCCTCTGACGTTTGATTCTGCCCGGCTTTGGTCACATACGTAATAGCTCCCGCAGTATGGATCTCGCGCAGCTCCGTGTCTGTGATGTCAAGTGGCGTAATGCCTTGCAAGTATTTGAATTTCCATGTCACTGATCCAACAGGAGCAGAACCAACCCGGCCAATTAATGCCGCCTCTGGATAATTTGAAATATCAGTATGATAGAAAACTGTAGTCCGGCTATAATTCTCAGCTAGCAACAAGGCAACATCCGCAAGCGTGGAAGAACGTGTGAAATACTCTCTTGAGTTGTTCTGTTCAATCGCTGCCGCAAATTCATCCACATCTGCTTGAAGCGTGGTTGTGGTGATCAGGAAATACCAATCTTCCTTCCACAAACGACCCAGAACATCATCAATGCTCTCCGGTTCAGTACCAGTCTTTTGACAGGCGATAGCAATTTCTGCAGGTGAATCATCACCTTGATTCAGCAAAGCGTATGCCGCCTTGTATTCCTCAGTCGTTTCCGCATAATCCAGCTTGACACTTGATAATTCGGTGTATGTTTTATACGGCTTTCCCGCTGTGGCTGAACCCAGAATCAACGGCTTGCCAAATCCCAATCGTGGCGTGGGTGTTTCAATCTCAATGATTACATTTACGTCTTTAGCCAAGTGGCTCAACTCCTTCCACATTTACCGATTCAATCGGTATGTAGTTTTCTTCGATTACGTTTTTGGTCCGCAACTCGATTTCAAAACCGTTCCGGCGCTCCCATTCGTTCCCCAGCTGAACATCATTGTTGATAGACTCGCCAACCGTAACGACAACGGTGTTCACTTCGTCTTTCAGGAGCCGGTGCCCAGCTGTTAGGAACCAGTCTCTTGCCCGGTTCGCCAGAACGACAGCGCCCAGACGATCATGGGCATAGCTTTGAAACGTTACGCTAAGCGGCACGTCTCCTGAATGAACCATTTTGTCGCCTTCAAGTGTCACGGCCATGTGACCGCGAACACTGCCTTCATCCGAAAAGTTATACGTCATGAACGGGACAGGCGGAACCTTGTTAACGCCATCAATTTCAATGACTCGCACACCCAACGCCCCAGACAAGCCCTCAATCATGCTTTTCCGGATCGCTTCAAACTGGATCATGAGTGCTCACCCGCTTTAACCGATATTCGTTCACATTGCTGTACTGATTCCAATCCGAGTCCGTTTCCACGGTGTACTGTTTGCCTTGATGCTCCACCACGTCACCCGCATCATGCTGGAACGTTGTCAGTAACAGCCTGTCGTCCACTGTGTAACGTCCTCCATCCGTCTGGGTTAACTTATCCCCTAACGGCTGTATCGACCCTCTCAGGTCAATTCTCTGCGTCTCAGGAGGTCGATAGACTCCAACAGAGTTCCAGTCCCCATCATCTTCTCGGATAAGGGTGTATGGACGCTCATACTTGCGCAGGATACGCGCTTGGTTGAATCTCATGGCTAACCTCCTTTAGCCCGGACACGGAAGACGATAGAATCTCGTAAATCCATGTCTGACTGCAACAACCGTTTTCCTTTTTTATAACGGGCATAGATTGCAGATATTCCCGGCTGCTTGATCCGGTCAAAGTTCTTGACCACTCGTTGTTGCCCAACTTCTCCGATCTCCTGCAAGAGAGATTCAACCGTCTTGTTCCCAAGCGCGATTTCATTGACCCCAGCGCGAACAAGTTTGCCTATAGCAGCCTGCGCCTTTTTCTTCCCGGTGCCGATAAAGGAACGGGCCGGAATATTCATTTTGGCCGAACCAAATTCGTGAACCGCTGCAATCATAGCCAACTCCGCATTACCCTGAACCCCGATAACCACTTCTTGATCCATCAATGGCCGGACCCGATCCACCAACACAGACAAGTCCATATCTCCGGTATACTGCACATTAGCACGCCTCACACTTCTCCTAGCCATCCATCCACCTCACAACTGAATAAGAGCCTTGACTGCTCCTGGCAGGCTTCGGCCCTCATCCTTGTATGTTACGGATATGTTTCCAACCTTCTCACTGGTAACGCCTTGTTCCCTCATCAGCGTTTGAGCAAGCAATACACAGGCCAATTCGTATTTCTGTGGCAATGTCGAAGCCGGAGCGCCTTCCTCGTCGCTTGGCAGAATGTATCCGGCTAAATATTCCACATCGATAATGCGCGCCTCACAGGGCCAACCAGAGCGTTTAAATAACATCCCGTTTTCGGACTCAATCTTGATAGAGTCGGTTTGCTGCTCCTTATCGTAAATGCTCAGCTTTGACACTGAATGGATAGGGAAGTTTCGAAGCCGGAGGAACTGGGTTCCAGGACCGTCCAACGTCTGTTGGTATGTCTTGTATTCAAAACTCCGATTGCATTCCCGTTCGATCCATTCCGATGCCGCGGCCAGAGCCGACAGCAAATACAGATCCTGTGAAGTGTCATCCAGCGGAATGGACAACATCCCTTTAGCTCTTTGGAGTGTCGTCAGCATCAGGATCACCGCCAGGAGCATCCTTATCCTTGTCCGAGTCAGTTGATTTAGTTTGCTTTGACAAAGCTTGACCTTCGTCATCCTCAGAAATGACACCCGCAGCCCTCAAAACGCTTGCACGCTTCTGATCCGCAGGATATAAAGAACCAGGTTCAATCAAAGTGTCCGTTTCTTTATCGTTAAAAGCAGAGATTACCGTATAATTCAATGTTTCACTTTTGGCCATTTTTCTCCATCCTCCTATTAGGCCCGGAAACCCGGGCCGCATAAATAATTTGATTAAGGTGTTGGAACGCCTAGTTTAATAAACGGAGACACCTGATAACCGTTTTCCATTTCGAAAGGACCGTTAACCCACGGCTTGCCATCAACGTTCCAAAAGGCTTTGATGATTGTTTTGTTTTGTTTGAACAATGGATGTTCGGAAGCTTGGATAAAGATACCGGAACCGTCTTTGATGAGGTAGTAACCCATATCTCCAAGTACCAGGTCACCCGTTGCGCCGAGGATTGGAGCGTTCTCCTTAAATCGGATTGGGTATCCAAGAAGCGTCCCTGTCATCTTGTCAGCAACATTTGGTTGGAAGATCAAATTACCAGCCTCATCCTTCATAGTCAAAAGTTGCGGCAAAATGGATTGAGATGCTGCCCAGATCAAAGCACCACCAAGTTTAGCTTGAGCAATCAAGGCAACAACATCAGGATAAGTGATCAGGTTCGCCGTTTTACGCGGCACTGTAATGGATGCTGGAGATACCATGGCACCGCTTGGTTTACCGACTCCATTACCGTACAGGAAAGCATCATCCTCAGCTGCAGCAATCGCACCTCTGAATAATTTTGTAATGATGGTGTTCACAGCTGGAGCATTCCGCAAAAGCTTGTCTGTGACAACGATATGAGCAGCAACCTCATGAGGCGTCAAAGTTAGATCTCTGAACTTGGCGCTTGTTTCCGGTTTTTCATCGCCTTCACCGATCCAGTTAACCTCTACACCACCGTACATATTGGAACCAGCTCCCTGGTCTAGCGCAGGGAATGTAGTACTGGAATCCGGAGCGTTTTCGTCAGCAGGGATGACCAAGGCACGCGGACGAACAACCGCTTCTTCCGGCGTGATTTCAAATAATTGCGCCGAAAACTTAGGAGGCACGAAAACGCCGCCAGAAGCTTTTGTTCCCGCAGCCATTTCACGGTATTCTTTCAAACGTGGATCATACGGATCGGATCGGTAGCACGAAATCAGCTCACCCAAGCTACGGAATTCACTTTCATGCGCTGGATCATCAGGTGTATGTTTTGCGCCGCTGCCACCCATGGCAAACTGTTGGGCACGTTCTTCGAGTTTGATTTCATCTTCTAAGGAACGGGACTCTGCTTCCATGGTTGTAAAATTGGTTTCTTCGTCATCCGTAAAGCCACGTTTTTCCGTCTGTGCCAGCACGATCAGTGATCGCATTTCCTCTTTCTTTGCAGCAAGTTTTTTTCTCAATTCGATAAGATTTTTCAAACAATCCATCTCCCTTATAGGTTCAATTTTCTCATTCTCATGTCATGTTCAAGCATGATCATGTCTAACTCTTCGACGGTGTAGCCCAGCAATTCGTCATCGTCACCGGTTCTTTCTTGAAACACTTCTTCAGCTGATCGAATACCTACCGTCGACTGAGGATAGGCTGGAGTCGTTACCGGGCTAACTTCGAATAGTTCCGCTTCAATAACCGACCGAATCGGCATATCTGCGTTTGTTTCGTCCCACTCTTCCTTGGTTGGGCGAAAAATAAAAGACGACCCCCGCACGTCTCCGCGCTCGATCGTCTCCACATATTTTTCCGCCCAACTTGGAGGCGTGATTTCATATCTCAGACCAATGTCATCCTCAGTAACAAGCAACGTTCCCGGTGTGCGTCCTAATATCTCACGTGCGTCATGCTGCCAGGAGGCATAAACATCAGGGTTAACCAAACTGGCCGCAAATGCCCCGCGCTTGAATCTCTCCTGGAACATGCCAAAAATCGGATGTGATAACTGGTCCCACCTCACGGCGTAACCAATGATTTTTGTCGGTTCTCCATCAACTTTCCGAACCTCCGGCCGACTCTCCGGTAAGATCAGTTCCCTTTGTTCCTTCGTCTTGTTTCCCATCTTTGTTATCACCTCCCCCCGGTGGAATCGGATTAGCTTTGTTCTGATTTTTGTAATACTCATCGACCATATCCAGCGGCAACATATTTAAAGGCACCCAATACCTATCTCCGCCCTCAATCGGGTTCTCATTTTCTTTCTCCAAGATATCATTTTGAGAATAAGCACCCATGTTGAACATTTCCTTATAGAACGCTGCACGCGCAGATGAATCACCTCGAAGCAATCCTTCAATGAGATGTTCAGCAAAGAACTTCTTTCGTTCGCTCTCTGAAAACAACTTCCAGCTGATCGTCTGTTCCCACCTAATAAGCCAAGGTCGGAGTGAATGAATGACAAAATCAATCGACTGTTGCTCTATGTTAGAAAACGAAGCGCGTTCAAGGTCTGCCATCATGTGTGGAGGCACACGAAATACCCGTGCAATCTCAAGAATCTGGAATTTCCTTGTTTCCAAAAACTGAGCATCGTTCGGTGGAATTGTGTTCTTTGAAAAGGTCATGCCTTCTTCCAAGAGCATCAGGCGATGAGCTTTACCAAGCCCTTCGTATTTTTCTCGAAGTGATTTTTGGAGCCGTTCAAAAGCTGCATCGGACAATGTACCGGGTAGCGTTGCGACTGCACCAACGTTTGTTCCATTCTCAAAGAAATCCGCGCCGAATTGTTCCGTCGCCAGAGCCAATTCAACAGCCTGCCGCGCCCAATGAATGACGGACACGCCTTTGGTACCATCAAATCCAAGCCCCGGTATATGGAACATGGCATAAAACGGTACATTATGTTGTTTACCATCTTTGGTTGTGACTCTGAAAAACGGATCTCCATCAGCTGTCTCCATGTGTTCAACCCTGTGAGGTGGGATCGGCCAAAGAGCAACTATTTCCCCTGCTAAGTCATATTCAATTTCCGCATAACAGTTACCCCACAACAATATGTGAGCCATCATCGTTTCCCGGAAGGTGAATGCCGTCATCCTTGGATTGGGCTGATTTTGAAGAAGATAACCAACCCTATGTGTTGTTCTGGATTTCCCTCTAGGATTTAACCTTTTGTATACTGGCAACGGAAGAGACGCTACCGACTCTGCGAGTATCCTGACACATGTAAGGACGGCCGTTGAACGCATGGCCGTTGATTCTGTGACAGTAGCCCCCCGGCCTGTGAGAGCGCCGAACGCTTTATACATCCACCGTTTCGGGTTTTCCAAATCACTTGTATCGCTTGACTCACTTGGTTGGCTTCGCTTCTCCAACAATTTTGAAACAAATGGTATCCGCAGTGTGTACACCCCCTTTCATTAAATCGCTCTCACGCCCCGATCTTCGTAAACGGATCTTTTCGGTTTAGCTGAATTGGAAAGCGTCAGCTTGTGGGCATCAATCACAGCGTCAACTGGGTCGATCCGCTTCGTTTTGGATGACGGGTCCTTATCGATCTTAATTTCTCCGAAACTGTTACTCACCGTCTTGGCATTCGCCATGCTCCATGTCAGCAGCTTGTTTCTTCGGTCGTAAATGACGTTCCTGGCCTCTGCTTCCAACTTAAAATCCACCGTAGCGTCATTCAAGCTCTTGGCACTCTGAACAATCTCAACCAGATCCACCCCGAACTCTTCCAAATCAGACAAAAAGGCATCTGCGTTATGTGGATCATACGCAATGCCCAGTAGCTTGAGGTTATGTTTTTTGATCAGGTCCCGATAATAAGACAGGATGTACTTGTAATCCGTCTTAACGCCGCCCATCGTCTCTGTCGGAGTCAGTAGCCCTTCCATAATCCACATGTCATATGGCGCAAAGTCACTCTTCACATGCTCATCGACACGGGCCGAAGGAATCCAGCTGTGTGAATGAATGTAATACTTTCGTTGCCCATCAATATCTAACGGGAATTCCAATGCACCACTCGTAAGGTCTCCGCCTGAAGACAAGTCCAGACCCAAGTAACATTCTTTGCCTTCCATGTCCTCGATGGTTGTATCGGATTCGCAATTAACCCAGTGTTCCATGTTCATATACTGAGTGTCCGAGAACTGAACCCATCTGTTCAGGGACTTGGTCAGGAAGTTACGAAGCTCTTCCCCTTGCTGAACCTTGGCTTTGATCGCTTCAGCTCGTAAGCTATCCAATGTTTCTGGAGTCCAGAGAGGATTTGCTTTCGGCCAGTTCGATTCGTCCCAGACATCGTCTTCCTTATCCAGCTCACAAATGAATATGAACTGCGTGTCATCCGCATGAGCACCGGCCAGAACCATCTTGCAATATTTATACAGTTCGTAGCATGGACCGTTGATGTTAAACCCGGCCGTTGTGATAACGGAAATAAGACACTGCTTCAGCTTCTTCGTTCCGTCTGCCAGCAGCTTGTACATCTGGTTATCCTTGTGCAAGTGATATTCATCGACGGATGCAAAGTACGGCCGGAACCCGTCTATGGATTTGGTATCACGGCCAAGCGCCCTGATTTCGCCTTTCGATAGGGTACATAGGATCGTACTTTTGTAATCCTTTACGTCAAAAAGACCGGATTCGTATTCATCTCCGGCCAGCTCTGGATCTGCATCAATAAACTTGATGCACTCTTTTAGCACGATGCGCGCCTGTGCTTCTTTTGTCGCTGTTACATACACCTGCGGATAACTGTATCCGTCAAAGTTTCCGTAAAATAGTGCAGGCACCGCGTTGCCCAACGACTTACCATTTTGCCGGGCTACCTGGATGTACGATGTTCGAAAGCGGCGATGTCCGTCCAGCTTGAGCCAACCGTTCCAAGAACCAAAGATGAAGTCTTGAAAACCCCACAAATCTAGTGGAAGTGGTTCCTCGCCCTCGGCCAGTGTAAGAGATTCGGCAAACTCTATGATTTCATGGGCCTTCTCTGGATCAAATACGTAAGGGAAGTCTTCCGTACCCTGTCGATCCAGATCCCGAAGGTGCCGTTCACATGCTTGCCGCTGAGCCTGCCCCGCAGTTATTCGTCCAGACGTAACTTCAAGTGCATAGGCTGTTACCCTGTCTGTCTCACCAACCGTGTTGTACGGGTAAATCTGAGGATTAGCCACTTCGGTTTCCAAACTTTCCAAACCTGCTCGGCTTCTCTTCCTTGGCCTTCGGTTTTGGTACGTTCTTCACTTTGGACAGCGGATTAAGGAACAAACGATCCTGCATTTTCAGCAGCATGTCCATTTTCTTGTTTATCGCTGTCTCTATCCGAAGCAATCCATCAACCGCAATCATGCTTCGTAATTGTTTCTTAACTTTCATGTTAAAATCTTCGGATTCTTCAATATATTCGTCCAAATCTTCAGAATCATAGGCGACTTTATCAATCGTTTGATATGATTTTTGAAGCCTTTCATACTCCGAATACGTCTTACAATACATGGCTAAAAGCCCCACATCTGAACTGCTTATCAGTTCAATATCTTGTGCAGCTGCCGCTTTATATTCTTTCATGCATTGCTTCCAATGAGTAAAGGCAATTGGATCATTCTTCACGAATGCCGGAGGTTTCAGCTTGTCGAGTTCAGCTTTTCCAAGTTTGATTTCCCCTTCCTGTCGTGCCTTAATTTGTTCTCTCGTCAATCGATTCGGATTCCCCGCAGCGAGGTGCAGGGAAACTGGTTTTGCGTTCCTTCCCATTGGGTTCACCTGCCTGAGTCACTGAAAAATTAATAAAACGAGTTTTTACGCGAAATAAGTCCGACGCGGTCTATCGTCCAAAAGGTTTCCAGAGATTTGACCCCCCTACCCATTGCCGAAACCACCATCTTCCTTGGCTGTCTTGATGTCATGACACTGCTTACATAGCGCTTGCCAGTTGTTTCGGTCCCAGAACAGCGCCTTGTCTCCCTTGTGTGGCTGTATGTGATCGACTACCGTAGCCGCTTGGACATAGCCATCCTTCCAGTGCGTCACACACAGCGGATGTTTCTTCAGGAATCCAGTTCTGGCCTTACGCCATTGGCTGTCATATCCACGCTCAGCTGCTGTCCCTCTTTGTTGGTCATAGCTATGTGCCTGGTCTTGATGGTCTTCACAGTATCTGCCTTCTGTTGTGTACTCCTTGCATCCTTGCTTACTACAGAAGCGTTTAAGTGGCATTCGTTATTCCTCGGCTGTTTCAGTAAGGGCAGTAGTCGCATATTCCTCACTGATTTCTTCCACTCTCCACACTTCATAAGGAATGTTCTTCATGATGTTTCCTTGTTGCTTCGATTTAGTTATCGTGTAGCACTTGTCGAGAATATCCAGAGCAGTCATGACCTCTCGAAGGTCTCCTTTTGACTTTACTTCTTTTGAGTACAGCTTCGGTCTTGCGCTGTCCCCAGACAGCTGGTTCGCTTGTTCCAATAGCTCCACAAGTTTTTCCGCTTTCGTAATCGCTACATCCATTTGTTTCGAGTCCACTTCAACGTTAACTTCGAGGCCTTTGATGTTTGGCGTTTGTTTCTTGTCCACGCTACTTCCTCCTCTTGGTCGTGGTCCGCTTATTGTTGGGCGTATCCTAGCCGTAGGCTTCCATGGATATCCGCGCTCATCCCAATAGGTTCCTTTAGAATGTTTGTCTGTACACACCAGACACCATTGACCTCTTGATCTCATGTTGCAATTCCCGCAGTGGAAAACGTCTCTCATTATCTGTTCTTCAGGAAATAGAAACTCCTTCAGCTTTTTAAACAACTCAATCCCTCCTTTTCTTCCTCAATGAGTTATTCATATCTATATATTTTGCATAACTGGAACACCATTAAATTTCTTAGGTTTATCAAGGGTTTGGACTGCTTTCTGAAAATGAGTTATACACTATGTTTTTATGAATAACTCATAGGCCACCAAAGCGATTCATGGCCGAATCCATCATGTCCTGATCCATTCCGATATACCGGAACGTGATAGCCTCTGACGCATGATTTAGCAACTTACGTACCAATGTAATGTCCTTGGTCTTCTGATACATGTGATAGCCGAATGTCTTCCTCATGGTGTGGGTGCCGATATCCTTCAGCTTAAATTCTTCGGCAGCTTCATTCATGATCTTGTATGCCATGTCCCGTTTGATCGGCTTGTTCTTCCCTTGCCTGGACGGAAACAGATAATCATCATCATTTAGGTTAGCGGTATACTCTTTCAGTTCCCGTCTTAATACCGGGTTGACTTGTAACCACCGCTTCTTGCCTGTCTTCATTTCGATCATGACTATATGCTCACCCATCACATCGCGTTTGCGAACCTTCAACATGTCCTGTATTCGGTATCCGGTATTGATCCCAAACACGAACATCATCCGGTTTCGCTTGCTCTTGGCTCCAAAGAACTCCTTTATTTCCTCGATCATGGCTGGGTCACGGATCGGCTGAACAATGTTCACCAGCCATCACCTCCCTGTTAAAAAAGAAAAGAGTCATCCGGCAACCCTCCGAATGACTCCAAAAGAATATCAAGAAAATTTTATCCGGCCTTGCTGGGACTCGAACCCACCGTTTCCTGAAAGGCCATAAAATAATCCGTATTTATATAACCGCCCGGATGGAGCGGCTTGGGGTGATCTTACCCACCTTCCCCGCATCACACCGCCCTTCGCCAGTTATGAAGCTTGACTGGGTCACCTAGCATGATCGAGTCCGGGTGGAATAACGGTACACCCAGGCACACCGGAAGGAAGCAATTCCCTTCTTATGTGCCTAGTGTATAACTGATCGACCGTCACTTTGCCGTCATATCACCGTCAATCTAGCGTCAGTTTACCGTCACTTTTTGCCAATGATTCCGCATAGCTTCAGATGTTCGGCGATGGTGTCAACGCCCACTGCTATGCGGCGGTCTATGGTCTTCTCACTTCGCCCTCTCTCTTCCCAGAAAGCGTCAATGGTTCCGGTATACTTCACGCCTTTAATGTATCTATGTTCAAATATTCTCTTAACGTCTTCATCTATAATCAAGCCGACAGCAACATTAATTTCATCTACTTTCGGACCATCTTCTCTTAATTTGTTCAGTTGATTAGGAGTGAGTGTTGCCGGATCTCTCCGCCGTAAGTCTTTGACTTGCAAGGCCATTTTTGGATAGCCCATCAAAAGCTTTTTGACCTGGACACGTTCAACCTTCGTCACTCGTTCGAAAATCTCCATTTGTACCACCGCAAGCCCCATATTTGGCCCCTTTCCTAAATATCAAATGCTACTTGTCCCACAGGAACGTCTTTCTCTGTAGCCTCTCTGATCAAGCCTTCTTCAAGCCACCGAGCTGGCGCTTCCTTCTTATAATTATCCCAAACATGCGTTCCCTCTTCAAGCTTTTGATATTTATTCTGTTCCACCGCTTCCGCTGTCCAGACCCATGCTGTTTTAGCTACAACCATCTTGCTCACGCCTGACCACCTACTTTCTGGCGCCGCTTTTCATCCACCTGAAATTTAATGCATCTCGCTTTATAAGCATCTGCTTCACGCCGCGCCTGATCCCGTTCAAACGTTAGCTGCCAGTTAACTTCAGTGACCGCCTGTAATGCTTGGTCTTTCTCCCTAATTAATTCAATCAGGTCTGAAGTAGACGCACCTTCCAATCCATTTAAGTGAAGTGCTACACGGTTGTTCATTCCACCACCAACTTCCCTATATCTCGAAGCTCCGGCTTACTCTTAGCCTTTGTAAAGCTGTTGAGATATGCGATCTTTTTCATAGAACGTCTCATTTCTTCCTTGGCGATACGTTTTTCCATAGATGATAGATCATGGCTGAAGGATTGATATAGCCTGTTCTGTGCTCTTAGCCCCTCAAATAATGATGATTGAATTGCAATGGCATCGTCATAAGTTAATCCGAATTGTCTCATGCTGCTTCCTCCTATTTTTTAGTTTTGAGATCAATGTCCGGCAAGATCGCCTGTGGTTTGAATGTGACCCGGTAGTGATAGGCGCTTACGTCGGCTGGCTCTAACTGCTCCGCAAAGTACGTCACATTATCGGATAGCCCTAAAAAATGCTTCTTGTATTGATCCTCGCCTACCTTGCACGTTACTGTGAGCTGGGCATTACGGTCATCTGCGTTACCGAGTGAGCAACGGCCCTCTACTGTTAGCATGTAAGCGTCTGTGATGCCGTTGTAAAAGATGATCCTGCGGTTGATCTCGAAGTTGTCGGCCGCCTTGGATAGATTGGATGATGCAACGTCCGCGTCTGTGCATGCTGGCAAAAATAACATGAGGCTTAGTAATGCGGGTATGAGTTTAATTTTTTTCATGGTTTGTATATCCTCCTATTTGGGGAGACCAGACCTGATCCGGCCTCGCTTCGCTTAGTATTTCGGTCGAATCGGACGCCTTCGGCCAATGATCTAATCTCGTTTCAGCAGCTCCATATCGTAGTTGGATTCAATGAACCGCACGGTCAGTGCACGGTTTACGTCATTGCCTAGCCGATCGTATATCAAGTACATTTCGTCTTTGGTGAAGTTCGTGCCCAACAACTCGTTAAATCTTTTCAAAACTCGTGGTGCCCAATATTTATTCAAACTCTTAGCGATAGGCCGGGACACCCAAGCGAACATTTTGCATTTGAAGTCTATTTCCGTTTCTACATCTACCAAGCGAAAATAGACATTGTTCCGTGGCTCCAAAATGATTTCTTCGTTGCGATGGACGTATGATTTCGGAAAGACTTGCAGAGCCTTTTCAATCATTACTTGTGCTGTTTGTGTCATCTATATATCACCTCTCAGGCGGATCATTTCTTCTTTGTAGCGCTTTTTAATGAACTGGTCATGCCTGGCTGTACGAACGTTATTGTGGCGACCTGGCAAGTATTCTGGCCCCGCATGATCGATGGACATCATAGGCTTAGCCCGCCATGATGTTGATGTTCGTCCCTTACCATCAGTAAACATTGATACGTATCCGCCCGAATACGGCTGAGTAGCCTTCCACATTTCGAATTTAAGTCGCATGTTATATCCTCCTTAGTAGGGAGAGGCCCACGCCTCAACCCTTGATGTTTTGCTTTATATCCGTCAACGCCCGGGTAGCCAACCGTTTTACATCCACTTGGTCGTAACAGTCTCCTGCATGGGCTGGGATCGTGATAACCATGTTTGATTGCTCATATCGTTTGTAGTGCGATGTCTTCTTGCCGCAAATTACACAATTCTTGCTTTCGCTCGAAGATGAGAATCCTATCTGCATTGGTTCCCCTCTCCTTCCTGACCCAAAGCCGCCAGTGCTTCATTAGCGATTTGAGTTGGATTGATCGTCCGTGTTGTAAACACATCGTTAAACTGGCTGTCCATACTTTCTTCCCATTCACCATCTGCAATCTTATGCAGGGCATCGCGTGCCTCTTCAAGCTCCTTGCGGAGACGTTCGTTTTCCTCATACGCCTCTTCCAAGTCATCCATCAGTGACACCGGATACGGACATCTTGCCGCAGCCAGCCTCCGTTTAACATCCAAGATAGTTTTCATGACCGTTCTTCCTCCCCTAATCCATTTGGCGATAAGTGCTTACGTCATATCCGTTCATAAATAGTTCTTTAGCAAATACCGTGACTGCCTTATCTCTGACACTCGCCTGAGTTGACTCCATTTGCCTCCGCACGATCCGGCCAATCTCCGTGTTTAACATTTTTCCCTGGTCGTTTGCTAATTGCGTCTTTCATAGACCATCCAAGTTTTCTGACTCTATCTTCTAAAACTCGATTTCGAATTCCATTAGCTGCCGCATCCGCATATTGCTTGGGTGTGATCACGCGATGTTCGTAACTCATATCCGTCACCCCTTGATTGATTTTCTAGGACCAACTGTCAGGTACTGGCTAAGGTTTTGGATTTGTTTTCCTACCGGACATTCGCTTATGCAAATTTTCTCTAATTTCGATGAGTTGGTGCCGTTACGCTTATTCATCTGGATTCTAACGTCACACGAGTCGCAGTGCTTGAAGGTTTGAATATCGATTTGTTCCAACGCCTCAACTCTGCTCATAGGTCCATCAACTTTTTCCACCCGACCTTCCAAGTGCGATAAGTCAACCCGTTTTGTTTTAGGTTCCGTTGGCAGTGTAGCGGCTTTTATCGGTGACATACCAGAGTACACTCTATGCTGAAATACTTTATATCCAACATTGTTAGATGTTGCTATATCTCTGTATTGCTTCCGTCCCGTTCCGCTCATGTAGTAACACCACTCTTCCGCCGTGTTCTTGATGCCTTTTTGCGATCCACTTTTTCGGTAGCCGCTCTTTCGTGACCCCATCCGCTTTTTACCCTGGCGTAATATGTCGCCTTTGGAATGTCGTTCTGTCCGGCTATCTCCGGCCATTTTCCGTGTTTCTCATGTTTCCGTACCGGATCGGTTACCGCCTCTTCGATAGGCCAGTTATACCGTCTCACTCGTTCGATTAAGTGCCCTTTGCTGATATCGTTCTTGGCTGCTGCTTTAACGTCTTCCTGGGTAATTTCCCGAGTCATTGATAACTGACGTGCTTCGAACCCACAGAACGGGCACCGGAACAAATCCGTCCGAATCTCCTTCATGTCCGATGTGCACTTATAACAGGTGATAATCATGACCCTGACGCCTTCCAAAGCTTGTCCACTACTCCGAGGTAGTCCACAGGTACGCGTTTCTCGGGCACCAGATAGGCGTGTATCTCGAAATCAGAGATATGGATACTAGAACCCTTCTTTTGCTGATAAGCCGCCCAGTAGTGTCTCAGGGCCGTGTACGGGAGTAAGAATGTCTCGCGTTGCTTCCGAAATTCCACCAGCAAGAATGCAATGCCGCCCATCTTGTGACATTTCAGCAGATATTCGAATTGATGGCCTTTGAGATTGCTCAGCGGGAACCGATCACCAGCTATCGATTTCGCTTCAAAGGCAATCCCTCTGCCTCCTGGAATAATTCCGTCATAGTCTACTGTTGAAGGAGACTCATAAAACCCTTCCAGAACCGTGTTGCCTGCTGATTTCGTTACTTTTACTGGAGTAGGTCGCTTGTTCACTACAGCCAGTCCCAGCGTGTCATATCGTTCATTGGAGAAAGTTATGATTTCTTCGAAGCCCATTCCTCTACCACCTAGTCGAGTCAATGTGGCACCCCCTGTTCTTTACTCGCTTGCTGTTCGGCAGCAAACCGCAACATTTCTTCGTATTCTTCATCAGATAATTCAGATTCGGTGCTATTTTTGACGATTTCGATATCTGGCTTACCTGAACGATTGTTGTATTTATTGCCTTTGTTTCCGTTACCTTTGTTATTTCCTGGTGGAGCTTCTTTTGTCCAAGGCTCATCTATTCCGTTGGCTTTCCATCTGACTAAGATGCCGTCAACGTAAGAAAGCTTTCGTATTCCGTTCAAAACAGCTACTTTCATAGCTTCTTGCACCCAGCGTGCCCCATAGTCCTTTTCTAATGTCTGAATCTCGTCAGAAGTAAACGGGCTTATTGTTCCAAATCCTTCTCTTTGAAAGATATCGAAAAGATTAATATCAGGTTTACTACAACTACTACTATCAGTTCCGAGAGGTTGAAAGAGAGGATCGTCATCCGGAAGGATGCCCGCTCTATCTTGTTGTTTTCCTTTCTCTTCACTTCTGTTCTCTTCAGTTCTCTTCTCTTCAGTTCTCTTCAGTTCAGGAGGAATTTTTGGGAACTGATCGGAACTTCCGGGAACTTCCGGGAATTGTCTGGAATTATCAGAGGGTGGATCAGGGAATTTCGAGCGTGTTCGCTTGTGCAATCCCGTCTGATGCTTCTCAAAATTCACTATTTGAATGACGGAATCGCCATCAACTTCATACCATTGAATCAAGCCTGCGGCCTGCAAATGCTCAAGCGCCGTCTTAACATCCGCTTTGCCGACTCTTTCAAGATTGGGCACTATCAGCCCTTTTACTTTTGATGGTGATCCAGGGAGACGACCGAAGTCGTCTGTGTGTGGGATCATCCATGTGAAAAGAAGCATATCGAAAATATCGGGCAAATCATTCACTTTGTCGCTAACCGATATTATTTTTGCAATCATCCTTCTGTCAGCCATCGAAAACACTTCCGTTCGTTTCCTTGGAGTTCCGGGAATTTCCCGGAAGTTCCAAAGCGTGATTGATTATTGCAGCGAGTAACCGCCGCATCCGTATGCCTTCTATCGTTCCATCAAACATCACGTGACACTCTTTGCAAAGGTGGGCCAGATCGTAAACCTGAGTCCGATGATCTATATGGGTACGCCCCGTAAGATGAGCGCGGTCAATCGCCCGCTTATCTCCGCAGGATTCACATATGCCCCGTGAACGTTCCTTTACTTGCTTGTCCACTGCGTCGATAATGTCACCCTTCTGCTTCTGGGTCAGTTTGATTCGCTTACTCTTTAACTGTTGCGATTTAGGGTATGGTCTGAAATCTGTCATTACACTACGCCTCCCTTACCCCAACTTGATTTGCCGCTGTGTAGTTGGTATAATCGATCTAAATGAATTAAAGAAATTGTCTGACTGGCGGTTGCGTTCTCGAGACGCAGCCGCTTTTCTATGTCCGCATGACTCATCGTAATGAACACGGCATCCTTCACAGCAGAACATCGAACCATTGTCCTCTACCTTCAAAATGCTGTACCTCGATACTGAAATTTCACAGTTCATGCAATGCCCCACTGTCATCCCTTGAGTTGTGTACTCCCGATTGTCTACCGGATTGTCTACTCGCTTTAACAGCTTCTCAAGACGTAGTATTTTCAACCGGTAATCAGCCTGTTTGTATACATCCTCTGCATCAGCTAACTGGTGATACGTTTTAAGCAGTTGAGCACGTAGCGCCCGACGCTGCCGATCCTTTGTATTCTGGTTCATGCTTGTCCCTCCCGATTACGTAATTTACCTTCCAGATATTCAATGTCTGTATCGAACCATGTTTCAGTTCCAGGGAATGCCGCTGCCCGTAGACGTCTCAGTGCATTGAGTCGTCTATTCAACAGTACGCGTTCTTTCAATCTAGCTTCCGTCATGCCCATCCCGCCTTGTCCTTGAAATTTTTGTACACATCGTCCAACACTTGAATATACTGAAATTTGTTTTCGTTCGCCCAATCAGTGCACATAATCGTGTGAGCTTGCGCTCCGTAGAACTCCAAGCAACCCTCTTCCGTAGAGATACTTACAAACGAGTCGCCGACAACCTCACGAAAGCGTTGGAGAATTTGGAGCGGCACTGACCCTGGAAAGACCCACGAAACCGCGTTTCCTGTGATTAGCTCGTACATTCTGTTCACCCTTTCTTAAAATGACATTTGTCGATTAGCTTCTTCAATTTCGCGCTGCAATTGACCTGGAAGCTTCCAAGATTCGATATGTTCTAACGCTCTGTCAAAACTCTTTATTAGAGTGTTGTGATAAGAGTTAATGTTGAAGTAGCCTTTGTAATCCCTCCATAGCGCCTTGTATACCCTGCTGCGTAATCCCTTGTTTCGGTAAGCCTCCGAATTTCTTCCCCCGAGCAATTCAGTTACGACTTTATGAGACGTTGATTGAAGAGAAAGAAGCTGTCCGTGTTCAATCGTTGTGTTTTTTTCGATACGATGAAGTCGTTGATCGAATTCCTGTGTTCTTATATCCAACATAATAATTGATTGAAGCTCTTGGCTTATTGCTGGGTATTTGTTGGCGTTATAACTGCCTGTTCTCCGGATTTCTGGCAGAATTTCATCAGCCACTTTCGTTTGAAAGTCTTCCGCTGCAGTGTTCTTGGCTTTCATAGCTAATCGATAGAAAATATTTTCAGGTATGAACGATTCCTTCGACACTTCTGTCGAAAACCTCAAGTCGTTCAGGTATTGGCGAACGCGATCCCACTTTACGTATTCAACTCCTTTTGACGTGTCCGTAAAACCAAGCCCTCTTGCGGCATCTTCGAGATTAAGCTGCGCGATTCCCTTTTCATCAATGAATCCTCGAACACCACTTACGGTCATCAAGTCTTTTCTATCTTGTTGATACATCGAAACCCACCTCTCTATTCATTTCTTCGAACTGAGCTACCCACTCACGTTTAATCAATCGTTTCCCCCCGAATTTAAAGCTTTTCAGTTCTCCGGAGGAAAGACGACGCATTACAGTAGATCTGCTTGCTTTAAAGTGAGACATGCAATCTTTGATCGTCATTAGTTCGGATGACAATGAACTCACCCCTTTCAATTACAAGTTATGTTAGACCAGGAGAACTTCACCTAACATAAAGTTAGGATTTCCCTCAAAAAAAATGATCTCACTAATTTGACATTCGAGAGCCTCAGCAAGTTTAACCGCTTCCTCGAACGTGGTTTTCTCAGGATAGTCTTCGATTCGTTTATAAGTGCTGTTATGAATGCCTAATTTCGCCGCCATTGCTGACTTTGTATACTTTCTGTAGGCTCTCCATTCCCTGAGTGTTCGCCTCACCAT